TTTCTTGAAGATGCGGTTAGTGGCAAAACGCTCGAACATAGTTTCGACAGCGGCAACGCCAGCGGCGGTGGCAACGTCACCAACCGTAGCTTCTTCAAGAGTTTTCTGATCGTTCTTGAGGCGCTCGTTAAGCACTTCGTTTGTGCGAGCAGCGGCATACACGGGAGTAGCCAAAGCTGCAGCAGCCATATCGGGAACAGATGTGATAACTCTTTCCGCGATAAACGGAATAAGAGTTAATGGATTGTCGCTTATGTTTTTTAGCTGAGTGCTAGGAGAGTAGCCAATGCTCTCTCCCCAGCCTCGAAGACCGTCTGCCCACTTCTGTAGAGTTGGGGCGACAAGCTTAATCCCAGCGCCAAGTCCAGAGATACCCGGCTGGAAGGCTGATACAGGAGCAGCTTCTCCAACGCGCTTCGTGGCCTCGACAGTTTCGCCAGCAATGGTTGCTGTTCTAGCGGCAGCACCATAAAGCGGGTTAGACGTGCCGGGTTGCTCAGCGGCAACTTCTTCAGGAGTAGGCCCAGCAGGAATAGCAGCGCGAGTGGTAGCCTTGAACAGGAAGCTAGTGTCGATAGACGACGGCTGAGTGCCTGTGATCAGCTGGTCATCCTGCTGTGCGGCGGCATCCTGTATCGCAGCGGCTCGTTTCTCAGGCTGAGTCGATCCGGTCTGCTTAAACAGGAATGAAGTATCAATGGCCATCTAAGCCTCCGGATTATTCAGCTGAAGCGTCTTGAGTCGTATCCATTGCAGACGATCTTTCTGCAGCGCCTCGACCAAACTGCGATCGCAGCTGAGCTTGGCCTGCGTCTGAGTTCACAAATTCGCGAACCTTTTCTGCCAAGAACTGCTGCTCGAACAGATTGTAAAGATTCGGCTGTCGAATGTTTACACCCTGATCTTTAGCAGCATTTCGCATGGCCTGAACAAACGCAGGATCTGTGCGAAGAGAGGATACAAGTGAGATGGCAAAGTCAGTCGCCTGCTTGCCGTTAGCTCCAGCGTCCCTAGCGCCGTCAACAGCATTGCGGAGGATCTCTTGACCTTGCGGCATAACAGGAGCGTTTGTATCAGTCGGCCCCTTCATGGTGGAGTAAAGCTTAGGAAGATCCTTCAGCTTCACCTCTTGCGATCCAGCATCAAGCGCAGCAGCGCGTGAGCCGGCAAGTCTTGTCTGGCCGCGAACAAGGTTAGTTTTTGCTTCAAGATTTTCAAGCGTTGCCGAGGCGACTTTCTCTTTACGCTTGCCCTCCTGAATGTTCTCAAACGCATTGATGCCAAGCGCGGAGAAGATGTCCCCAAGCGGACGAGAGAAAGCCTGCCCGTTAGCGCCAACTGCCTCGATCTTCGCGGAGTTGTCCACGAGTGAGCCGGTGATCTTGACGCTGTTGGGATCAAGGTTGAGCTTCTTGGCAAGGAAGCTAAGAGACTTTGCATCTCGACCGTCAGTCAGGAACAGGTTAAGAGCCGCATCAGAGACGCCAGACTTATCCAGATACCCGGCGTATTCCGCAGACGCCTTCATGTCGGCAGGCGACATCAGGCCGTTGTTCATGAGAATGCGGGTGTACCCAGAGTGATACCGCAGTTGACGCTCGCGGCCTTCGGGGGAGCTGTCATAAATGTCGTACTGCTTTCTGACAGTCTGCGCAGGAGCGGCTTGACCCGGAGCCTGACCCGGAACGGCCTGAGCAGGTTCGTCGTAACCGAAAACGCCATCCATCAGCTGCCGGATTTCTCCAGCCGCCTTTTCCTGCTTATCACGCTGCTCGCGCCTGTACTGACGCTCCTCTTCTGCAGAGGCAAGCTGCGACATGCTGATAGCCTGCTGTCTTTTCTGCTCAGATCGGCGGAGGTTAAGCTCCTGCTGCTGCTGGAGACCCTTGACGAGACCTTCTGCGAAGCTTGCCATGATTAACCCTTCCTCAGAGCTTTGCGCCGACGCCCTTTGCGTACGGGTGTGTGGTACTTCTGAACCATGTTGTCGAAGAACTCTTTGCCCTTCTCGCGAACAACATCGGCGGGGATGATGTACTCGCCATTGCTCAGCTTGATTGGCGTGCCGTCAGAAGTATTCAGAGCCTGAACGCTGTCCGACGTTCCAGTGCCGGGGCCAGAGATCTTTCCGCCTGAGCCGTACTCGTTCTTACTGGCGTCACTGATCACATCGTCAACCTGACCGCCGTCGGCAGCTCCGGGCATGAAGTAACCCATAGCCATACCGCCAAGCTGACCAAGTGCGCCGGCCAATCCAGCGTTTTGCTGACTGTAGGCGAGCTGGTTCTGGTAGCCCTGATTCAGGAGGTTGCCGGCACCTTGGATGCCGCCCATCTGACCCTGCAGTCCGCCCATCGCACCTTGGAAGCCAGCATACATCGGAGCATTCTGCTGCTGCACAAGCGCACCGGTCGCGCCGCCGGCCTGTATGCCAGTGCCGATCGCCGACAGCTGCTGAGCAGGAAGGCCGCGGCCCATCGCTGCTGCGTTGTACCGCAGGCGGGTGGAGTACTCTTCGCCAGCCATGCGACCGGCGGTCTTGGCACCAGCAGTTGCAGCGGCTCCGCGAATCGCGAACTCGTCGTTCAGCGCGGCGAATCGAGCGGCATTCGGGTTCACACCCATGCGCGTCAGATTCCGCACTGCGGCGCTTCTCTGCTGAGCGAGCGATTGCTCGACATCGGCAGCAGCGCGGCCTGCAAAGATGTCGCCGCGATCCATTGCAGAAGCACGCTGCGCTTCCTCAACGAGGCTGTCCTCAAGGGCGCGGTACTTCAGGCGCTCCTTAGCGGCATCCTTCGCCATGTCCATCGCAAGCTGCTGTCCCTGCAGGTTGGAGGATACGAGCTGCTGGTATAGCGGCATCGTTTCCTGATACCGCTGCTGACCGAAGGCAAGCTGCTGCTGGCCAAGTGCTGCCATTTTGTCACCGACCTCACGCATCGCGTTTGCAAGCGGCGTGAAGTCCGGCGGCGGGGGCGCGTCACTGCACATGTGTTACTCCTGAAGGATCTTAGTTAATTGATTGCCGGTGTGGTCGTAGCCAAGGTGTTGCAACAGCCTGCCAACTTCGTTGACTTCCTTGACTGTCACACGTATCTCCGTCACCCCCATGTTCAAGAGAACATCTTCAACGTAGCGGATGAGGCGAATCCCGAGCCGACCTTTGCGGTATTCGGGCAGAATGAAAATGGTGTCTTCCTCAGCAACCCATTTCTGGGTGTGAGTACTCTTCGACAAGTACATCATGCAGTTGCCAACCAGACGGCCAGCAACTCGCACAGTGAACAGCATGAAGCGGCCCTGCGCCTCAGCGTTGCACATGTACTCGTAGTTAGGATTGAGATCGATTCCGTGTCGATAGGATTCCGTCTCTGCCCAGTGCTGGGCATGGACTGGCTTGATCTCGTCCAAGCAGTCCTTCAGGAACTCGACGTTGATAACTGCATCCCCATAATCTTCAGGAGGGATGTCCGTGATATTGATGTACTCGTTTTGATTACCGGATACCGATAACAGGATTCCAAGCACCAGCTCTTCGGTAAGCACGTTGCCGACATTGCGGTGGAGGATGCCAGCAAGATCGCTCACTGCTGATCACCTGACGGGGAAGGCTTAGGGTATTTCTCCTTCACGGCGGCAACCTTGCGAGCCATCTCCTCAAGGACAGCGCCCCCCTTCCACAGTGCATCCAGCTGATCGCCTATCGGCGGGTATTCGGAGCGGCGAAGCTCTGCGTAGTCCTGCTTAACCCGGAACTTCACAGCGAACCTCCAAGACTTTGTCTATGTGGCGTATGTGCATCATAGTCACAACAATTGTCTGTGCGTACGAAACATCGAAGTCTATAGACCCTTCGTTTACGACAGCAGAATCTGCCCCGACGTAGACCTTGGTTCCGACAGGAACGCGCTCTATCCGGTTATTCGTGACCGAAACACGGAATGGCGTGCGAGGCATCATTTTCCCCGCCTCGTGGTCATACCAAACCATGTTTGGGTTTATAGGCTCTTCGCTGTAAGCGACGGCAGCCTCGTCTCTGACGGCAACTGAATCAGGGGTTCCATCAAGGACGTACTTGCACCGACCGTCGACATCAAAGACAGCCATGAAACTCATCGCTTTGCCCCCAGCAGTGAGATTGTGCTGTTACGCAGCCAGCAAGGGTTACTGCCATTGCCCATCGGAAGGTCAACACGCCGGCTGCCAGTTAGGATCTTCACCCTAGCTGTCGTAATGTCTTTTGCCGTGAACGTCATGGCAATCGGGAGAGATGCCATAGTGTCTGCACTGCTGTCAGTGCGAAGTCCTACTTGCTGCTGCGCCACAAGGCGATACCCAGATCCGGTATCGAGAAGCATGAAAAGATGTTGGCCGGAATCGTTGTAGGTGTAGATAGAGCCGTCGTGCGTTGCGTAGTACACGATCTGCACAGCGGCAGTAGCGTCCACGCCAACCGTAACGACAGGAGTCTCAATAACCAGAATTTCGTTCAGGAAAGTCGGCGGCCCGTAGACAACTGTTCTCGTGTAGTCGCCATTGCCTGTGCCGACGAACTCGTAGTACTCGATGAGATTGCCAGTATAGAAATCATAGTACTGAATGAAAATGTAGTCGCCGTTATTTGTTCCGACGTAGTTGTAGTTCTCAGAAACGCCGCTGCTCGTCATCTGAATTGCAGATGCATTAGGCACGTAAACGTCTGCAGCCGTGTATACCTGTGGCTGCGTGATTGCGTTGCCGGCAATCTTCAGCGTCGAGACGGAAAGATTTCCGATCTTTGCTCCGTCGATGTTTGCGTTGGTCGCGATGAGCTGGTTGGTGATAGCACCGCCGCTGATGGTCAGCAGTCCGCCGCTAGACGTCAGTGTGTTCGTGTCAATCGCAAGACGAGACGTAGAGATTGTTCCGCTAGTGATCTTGTCTGCGGAAAGGCTAGTAATTTGCGCGTTACTGATTGTCGCGTTTTCAATTTGCGCAGTCGTAATCGTGCCGTTTTTTATGATGGCTGTATTTAGGTATGTAACCCCGCCTTCAACAATAAACGGGAACGAGTTTGTCGGCGTTCCGGATGCGGAGTTCGCAATGCGGAATGACGACGCAACAAACGTCGCTACGCCGTTGACAATAGACAGCGTCGGATTCTGCGTAGTGAACCCGATGATATTGCCTAAACCATCAGTCTGCACGCTGGTGCTTCCGCCAGCATACAACTCAGTGCCGTAAGTCTTAGCACCATTGATACCAACAACTGCGTTGATATATCCGGCAGTAATCTTGTTGGCAACGAGCGAGGCAATCTTAGCGGACGATATAGTCGCGTCCTTGATGAACGCGGTCTTGATGTAGACAGCCCCACCATCAACAGCAAACGGAACTGTGTCAGCAGACGGCGAGTTCGTTAGGTTGTTGGCACCACTTGCCGGATCAACGATCGCGAACTTGTCTGCGCGGATAATGAACGCAGATGTCGGTGTTCCGTTGACTTCTGTGCTTGACAGGCCAAAGCCAGATACGTGCCCGTTGTTGTCGATCTTGACTGAGTACTGCCCAAGAAGCGTGTTGTTCGTGCCGCGCTGCGCAGTGAAACGCTGCTCAAGAGCAACAGACGACAGGCCGTCAGAGATGCGCACCTGCTTTACGGCAGAGGCAAACGGGATGCCTATGTTCCATGTAGCAGGATTACCGGGGTTGGCAGCGTTCCATGCGGCGACATCAGTCGAGTTGCGGATAGCGCCGTTGTTGTCGAACACCTCGCCATTCGAGAGCGTTGCGTAGCCGATCTTCGTCTGCTCGACGTTGACCACGGCTGCAGCAGTCTGCGGGATTCTTGAGTCCTCAGTGAGAACCCAAGCTGATCCGTCCCATCTGTAGGCGGCATTGTTACTGGCCGTGTTGAACCAAATATCGCCAGTTACAAGCGCACCTGTTGGCGCTGTTGTCTGACGGAAGGTTTTGTTCTTGCTGGCGGCGACGGTCTCGACCGCGCTCATCCTTGTGGCAAGACCAGTCGGCCCGTTTACAGCATTGTCTAAGCTGCTGTAAGTCTGCTGAAGCGTACTGACATTTCCAGTCAGTGTTCCAATTCTTCCGTCAGTAGTCTCAACCCAAGCGCTTCCAGTCCAGCGGTACATCTTATTGCTGTCGTCTGTGTCGATCCAAAGATCGCCGACAGTGAATGATGTTAGCGGGGACGGAGGAGATGTCGGCTGTGCGGCCTGCTGATAGACCTTTGTCTTTAGGTTGACCTGAGACTGCAGGCCGGTTGTTACCGTCGCTTGAGAGCTGTCAGCATTGACGCGAGCCGTTCTTTCTTCGCCAATGATTCCTGAGATGTTGCTGAGAGTCAGCCCAGAAGCTGTTGACTGCCCAGTGAGCGTCGTTGAAAGAAGCTCTCGCGCCGTGACTTCGCTGCTATCTGCGTTAGTGCGAGCAGTGCGCTCACTGCCGATCAGTCCGCCCACCGTTGAAAGCGTGACGCCAGTAGGATCTGTGACCCCGATGACTGACGTCGAAAGCAGCTGCCTTGCTGTGGCTTCAGCAGAGTCAGCAGCGGCTCTTGCAACGGCCTCTTCAAGGATGGCTGCTTGTGACGCAGCAGGCGCATTGCGACCAATCGAGATCCAGTCGATGTCGAACGTGTCTGAACTGGTTCCAAGAAGAAGCTGGATGTTGAGGATCGTGCCGCCAGTCCAGTCAGCAATGCCGTCAACATCGAAGTCGACGATCGTTGTCGCGCCTACACCGATACCCGGATCTGCAATCGTCTTCTCGTATGACGCAGAGAATCCGTGGCCTGACGTCTTCCATCGTAGCTTGCCGACCCAGCCAGTGCCGGCAACTCGCTTGAAGCGCACCTTCACGATGCGATACGAAGCGCCACTGAAGCCGGGGCTAAAGTCTGCAGACAGGCTGATTGAAGGATCAGAGCCTGTCGGGGTCAGCGTGATGTAACCGTTACCAACAGACAGCGTGCAGTTCGAGCCTGCCCAGCCATCGACAGAGCTGTCGAAGTGGAATGTGTCGTACGGATCAAAGCCGCCAGACACGCCGGCAGTCAGCAGCGAGATCTGCTGAGCAAGGGCGGAGTCCTGAGAGGATCTGGCCTGCCGCTCTTGGAAGATCAGTCCTGTGGTGAGCTGACCTAGATCACTTCCGGTATAACCACCGCGCATCTGAGTGGCGAGCGTGTTTCGCTCAGTAGCCTCAGCAGAGTCTGCGTTGGCTCGCGCTGTAGCCTCAGCCTGAATGGCTGCAGTCAGCGTCGAGTTGTTGCCATTAACGGTGGCCGTTAAAGTCGTGATGTCCTGAGCCAATGCGCCGTCAGCGTTCTGTCTGGCAATCTGCTCATTAGTGATAGCGGTGCCACGAGCCGCGGCCTCATCAAGCAAGGCCTGCGCACGAGTCGCAGCCTCCGCATTGATTGCCGCAACACGAGCGGTGAACTCCTGCTTCATGCGGTAGTTCACTGAGTTGACCAGCTCAGTAGGCCCGTCGATCAGCTGAATCCTGCTTGAAAGATCCTTGACCAGATCGAGGCTGAGGATCTCTTCCTCAAGGATCTTGATCAGCTCAGCAGGGTCAGTCGACGCCTGAGCGGATGCAGACTCTTGGCTGTACGGGCCATTGACGTCAGCTTTGGATACGAACCGAACCCAGTAGTAGTAGGTGAATTCTTTCGCCCTTGGGCTGTCCATGTAGCCCTGCGCCGCGCTGGTTCCAAGCAGAGTGGCTGCGCCAATGTCATCGCTCTCAGCACGCCACACTTCGGCGTACTGGTGATTCTTGTAGAACGGCTGATCCCAAGTAATGAAGATGATTCCGATCGAGCCAAACGCCTCAACATTCTCAGGAGCCGGCGGCGGAGTCAGGTCTTCAGAGGGAACGTATCCGTCAGGGTCTGCGTTCGGCGGGAATATCGGCAGGCTAAGCTTCGCAGCAGATGACGCGGAGTAAGCTCCAGTAGCGTCCTTCGCCATCCCAAGGTTGACGAGATCGCGATAGGTGACATTGGCGTCAAGCTTGTTGCCAGAGACGCCCTCTCTGACGTCGAGAAGCATCTTGACCGAATTGAGAATGTACTCAACGGAGCCAGTGCCGACGTCAGGAATTGACGGAACTTTCGTCTCTGCGCTCATGCGCCTTTCAACTCAGCGGTAGACTGGGCCACAGCGATCATCTGCACAGGATCTTGTCCCTCAACAGTCACGTACCAGTTGCGTGCCAAGTACCCAGCAGGAAGGCGGAACGGGTCTGCACTCGCTACCACCTTTGTCAGCTTGAGTACGCCATCGGCGTATATTTTAAGCGTACAGTTGTTCGTGTATGTAGAGCAGAAAACCTGAGCCACGCCGAAGTTCGTCTCCTGAGCAGACTCGAAGATCTTCGACTTCCAGAAGTAGGTTCGCTTCGTACTGCTCTTGTCCATCTTGACGATGTTGTTCGACTCGACGATGTGCAAAGAGTCCGACGTAGCTACAACATGGCCAGCTGTGGTCGTCTGCGTGCCGATCGTGAACGGCGCATCGTTGCCCACTAAGTTGAAGACGATCAGCCCCTTGGAGTTGTCCGTCTTCGTGTAGAAGGCGTAGTACCGCCCCTCGTGAATGTAGGCATGGATGGACGAAGGGTTGTATTCCTGCCACTGCTTCTGCGACAGCATCTTTGCGGTGAGCAGGCTGACGCCGTTCAGGCCGATCTGAGCAAGGCCGTCCGGCGATGCATAGATGACTGAGTCGCCAGCATCCACGATAGACCGCTTCGAGACGCACGCCTGCTGAAAGGACGTCTTTACGAGCGTCATGGCAGACGGGTCGATGCCTGTAGCGATGTACGGGAAGGAGTCAGTCAGTACAGCGACCGACTGGCCGAACGTCCCAAGGCCGATGATCGTGGCGTCTACCGGCAGGAAGTTCTTGCTCGACCACGCATGCGGCATGTACGGCTCTGAAAAGCAAAGATCCTTCCCAGAGAAGGCCGTGAAGATGCCATTGGCCATGACCTTCAAGCCCTTCAGGTTGGTCGGGGGCGGCTCCCAGTCGAGCGACGGCATGATCTCGCCAAGCTCAGTCTGCTTCTTGTAGTCCGTGTAGCTGGTATTGCCGACGGCAACCTCAGCAACGAACTGGTAATCTGTTGCGCTTGAGCCACTAGACGTGCGGTAGATGTACTTCTTGGTGATGTTGTAGCTTCCGGTCGGCGCACCCCCGGTCACGACTAGAACCCCCTCATTGGGGTTGACGTCGATCAGGGTGGACGGAGCGGAAGGCGGCCCCTCCTCGCCGTACTCAGAGACGTACGTGTAGACGTATACGCGGCTCTCAGCGGTGACCTTGGCCGGAAGTGCCCCAACCGCGCCAAACGCCGCCACGGCTCCACCCGGCGGCTCGTCGATGCCATTCTGGACGGCAGGGGCAGCGTTGCTTGAGATGCCGGAGCTTGAGGCCGTGTCCGTGTACGAGGATTGGGACACCGGCACTTCGACAACCAGCCGATAGGCGGAGTCCGTCACTGTGTAGGTGCCCGTCCCGCTGTAGGTGACGGTCTGGCGGTAGATGCGCTTCTTGGTGACATCGCTGGCTACCACCTCGTTGTGGGTGATATTGACAGATGTCACGCCGTCTATGACCTTGACCACGCCAGACGACTTGCTGAGGGTGCCCTCGACGTTGGCGGCGGTCACGAAAGCGGTCGCGTAGACGTGGGCAACCGTAGTTGCACCCGGAGTTACCGTAGTGTCGGTAAACGGGATGACCGCAACCGGCGGTGTGATCGGACGGGTCGGGCGGTTCTCGACGCCGGAAGCCAGAGGCGCACCCGCGGCCAGATCCGCATCCGTATGCAGGTCGATGTACTCTGCGTCGCTCAGCGGGATGGTGTCCACTAGGCGGAACGTGCCGCTCACCTTTCGGTATATCCGCTTGTCAGTTATGTCCAGATTTCCGTTGTTATCTGTAGGCAGACTGAACAACTTCACCTTCGGCGGGTACCGGCGCTTAACGACATACGGGCCAGCCGGTGGCTGAGCAGGGAATGCCTGCGTGTTCTTGACCTTGAACACCTTGGAGTCAACGACTGCAGAGACTTCCCAAGTGTCGTTCCAGCCGGCCTCAGTCGAGCCGGTGACGCCGATGTAGTCCTTGACGGCAAGGTTGTGCGAGGCAGAGCAGGTCACTACGTAGGACGTTCCGCTCTCGTAGGTGAACCCGGTAACCAGAATGACGCCGGTATCGACGTTCGCAGAAAGCGCCTTGACCTTCACCTCAGCGCTGGGGGCGGACTCCTTGCTTCCGTCGGTGTTGATGTACGTCAGGACATAGGTGCGCTCGACAGTGTCGGCCTCAGTCACCGGAACGCCAGTCACAAGCGGAACAACTATCGGCTTCGGGATGCCAAGGCGATAAGAGTTGCGCGGGTAGGCAGATGAGCCAGAGGAAAACGCCACAGACTCAGGGGCGTAGCGAGGGTAGTCCTCGCCAGTCCAATACGTCCTGCCGTAGCTGTCCTGCGTGATGGGCGATCGTGCGATGTCCACGTCCGCCGTGAACTCGAACCAGTTCAGGGATTCGTCGACGTTGTCTCTGGCGCGGAAGATTGTCTGCACCGTTCCAGAGACAGTCTTGAGCGCAGTGACGGTGGTGTTGCTCTCGACAGGCTCGATGTTGCCGGAGAAAAGGCGAACGTCTTTGGCTTCTTGTGCCTCAGAGGAATCAAGGAGCTTTGGGTCGAGGATCGGACGCATGCCGCGAAATCCTCGAATCACGAAACCTGCCATGTTTTCTTCCTAGATGAGAATAGGTGGGCCTCCTAAAAAGACGGGGGCATTTCTGCCCCCATACATTTTAGGCCTTGGGAGCCTCTTCGACGGAAGGAGCCTGCGACATCTGCGACTGGGCCTGCCCCTGCAGCTTCTGGATCAGGCCAGCCACAGCCTCGAAGGGCTGCTTGGCAAGGGCCGCGATCAACAGGTTCGCTTCTTCCATCGAGACTTCAAACTTCAGGTTATTCACAATGACCTCCTTAGTTTTCATTAGTACACCAGCACTCCGTTCGCATAGAACTTAGAGTTTCCAAAGGTATAGACAACGCCCTTGTATGGGTGAGGCTCTATACCTGTAATTCTAGTCTGAATTCCAAGCTCATTTACCACAAAGTCCCCGACGGATATGTGGCCCGGAACACCCATGTCTTTGTACCCAATCGACGGGTTGATAGAGACGTATCCCTTGCCGACTACATACAACGGGTGGTCTTCTGAGGCGACGAGAGTCTTCCCGTTTTCGAAGGTGTAGGTGTACATCGGGCGATCTTCGCGGACGATGACTTCCTTGACGGGGACTGCGACATTCAGTTGAGACAGATCGTCGTAGACGAGAATGAAATCGCCAGCCTTGATTTCGCCAATTTGCTTTGCGCTTCCGTCGCCCATGCTGATGAGGGTGTCCGGGGTAAAGCAGCAGAACGGGCAGCCAGAGTATTCAGTGTCAAGAACAACGCGCCAGTAACGAGTATTACTTCCTGACGTAGCGTCAACATAAAACTCGCATTGACGGAACTGATTAAATCCTGTTCCTAGAATAAATACAGCGGTATTGCCAGTCCCGCTTCCAGATGCAACCAAGGTGCTTCCATCAACCTGCCCAGCGCCGAAAGTTCCGCCGACTCTTGTCCAAGTCCAAGAAGCAGACTGGGTACATGAAATAGAAACCTGAGCAGTCCCGCCGGCTTCTCCAATATAAAAATCATACAGAAGGGTGCGGCTGCCAGAAGACGTACTTCCGTCTGGAGAGAACGTCCCCCCTGATGGAGGAATGCTTGTTCCGTAGAAGTTGCTAAAGCTGATAGCGCCACTAGGGAAAGTGCCAGAAGCGTGAGCAGTTCCTCTGTATGCATTCAGATTATTGCCGCGACCAAACTCTGCGTTGATCTGCGACATGCTGATAGCACCTGATGACTGCAGGGTCATTTGCTAGCTCACTGCGCCCAAGGAATTGGCTTTGTCTGCATGGCAGCCTCTTCTGCCATACGGCCAAGCACTGCGGCTATGTGAGACTTGGCATGCACTGTACTCGCGCTTGCATCGATCCAAGCAGTAGCCTGCTCAAGAGTGAGAAAGGCAAACGAAGTGAATGTCTGCGGATCGGCGTCTGGAAGGCGAACAGTAACAGGAAGATGGAACTCTACGTTGTCGTCTTTGCCCCACACGTTTACATCGATATCTCTTACGACATCAACAAGATCGCCCTGAGTCACAACGCGGACGGCGTTAATTGCATACGAGTACGAAACCGGCACTTTAATCTCCTAATTACTCAGACAGCGGAGCAGGAGCAGCCGGATCAGGGACAGGTGCCCACGGGAGGGGCTTTGACTCAGAGGCAAGCTTCTCGGCTTCCTTGGCAACCACGAACGCGATGTGCGACTTCGTGTTGTCAAGCGACGGGTCATTCTCTACCCATGACACCAACTGCTCCTCAGTGAGCGCAGTAAACGCAGTGAAGCTGCTGGGGTCAGCCGCGCCAAGCTTGACAGTAGTAGGCAGATCGAACTTCGCCGCGCCGTCAGTGCCGGTCACGGTGACTTCGACTTCCTTAACGACATCCGTTAAGCCGTCCTGAGCCACCACACGGGCGGCGTTGATCTTGTACGAATAAACGATAGCCATTGTCGTCTCCATCAAATAGTGGGGGCAGGAGTAGCTGCCGGAGCCTCGGCAGCAGGGGGTGCCCAAGGCATAGACTGCTCAGTGACCGCCTTGTCGGCGATCTGCTTGGCGATCATCTCATTGACGTGCTTCTCGTAGTGCCCAACCACCACGGCTTTAATCCAACCAAGGACAACGTCCTCGGTAAGCTGATCAAAGGCCACGAACTGATCAGCAGGCACGCTCTCAGCAGTGAAAGGTGTTGCGCCAGCAAACACGCCCTCGTTGCCGTTCTCGTCAACGCCTGTCTTGCTCCAGTAGGTCTGGCACACAGCTTTGGGCAAGGTAACGCCATCAGCGTTCACCTCGTCCTTGATCTTGATGCCGGTTACTTTCCAAGTGTAGGTCATCGTCATAGTCAGCTCTCCATCTGCGCTATGCGCTCTGAAATGTATCTGCGAAATTTCTCCAACAACGCAGCTGGAACTTTTTGCTCCAGCCACGAAATCAACACTTCCTCGGTGATCGCGTCTTCCGGTATGAATGTGGCCGCGTCGAGCTCGCTAGGTACAACTTGATCGCCTTCCGCGCCATTAAATACTAGCTCTGTAACCTGAAAAGGCACAACGCCCTCGCAGACCGCGCGTTTACCGGTGTCGTCTTCCCCGAGGTAATTGAAATGGATGTGTGTAATGACGCCGGTCAGATCGCCAACCTTTGCACGATCTGTCTGACGGATCTCAAAACGATAAGAAACACTCATTCCCCAAGCCTCCCGCGCAATTCCAGCACCTCAGCATGAAGCGACTTGACCTCAGCCTGAAGCTCCTTAAACGCTTCAATGAAAAGACCAGCAAAGTTTCCGTACTTCACGCCGTATTCATCTACGTCTTTGGCGTAGGTCACTACCTCCGGTAAGACCTCGTTGACCTCTTGGGCGATAACGCCGATCTCTCTGCGGTCAGGATCAATCTTAGGATCGCTTTCAGGGATGCGGTTGTAGTAGACGCCGCGAAGCTTGGCGACTTTATCCAATGCGCTATCGACGGTGACAATGTTGGTCTTCTTGCGACCATCAGAGTACGCCACCACGTCGCCTGTGGAATAAATGCTGCCACCGACGTACATGTAGTAAGACGAGGACGTTGAGCTTGTCCCGATACCCATGCAGTTGTTGCCAACATGGTGGTAGAAGTACCACCGACCATTGGCTTCGCGGTATACGCCGCCGTTGCCGCCACTGTCATACATCATTCCGTTGACAGAGCTGTACAGGTCAAGTATTCCGCCGTATGAGTTCTTGCTACCTTGTATGCAAAGCTGTGTGTAAGTGCTTTGGTCGTTCGCGCGGACGTGCAAACCGTAGTGGTTTGGCCAATACAACCCGTAAATGCCGTCCAGCTGAATCCAATTCTGTGGGCGAAAGTATCCGGCTCCAGACAAGATCAGACTATAAAGATACGAAGTACTGGCAGCGTCAACGTAATAGCCGGTGTTCCCGATGTCGTAGTAGATCGGCGAACGCATATCCGTCACAGCTCGCATGCTCGCGTCAAGCGATGCATGGAATGAGCCGTTGACGATATTCATCAAGCCATGTGTCGAAAGATTAGACGCCACACCGCCTGCGTTGGGGTGGGAGTACCACAGCCCATAGCCGCCGCTGACGCTGGTGCCATCAAGCGCACCCTGATAAGCCGCGCCCATAGCATAGACAAGCTGATACCGATACGAAGAGTAGCTGCCAACAATTCCAGCGCCATAGTCACCGAAAGTTAGTCGCCCGCGCAGGTAGCCGGTATCGGTGCTAGCAGGGCGGAAGTAATAGCTGGTGTTGTTGCTGTCGTAGTACAGCGGGGCGCGGATCGATGAACCGTCAATAAGGAAGTAGTCATTGGCGACCACCCTCGCAAGCCACCCGCCAGAGCTGCCTAAAAACCCAATGTTGTTACTGGTGTCAGCGTATACGTAGCCGCGAATAGTTCCGGCGTGAGTATCACGGAACCGCAAGCCTCCGGCTGATTGCCCGCCCATGCTGATGTTCCAGTAATTGGCGGAATCGGAATAAAAGTGGTTTCCGTATGACTGATTGTAGATTCCTGTTGCGCCGTAGTTACGGAACCAGCCTCCAAGATCGTTGTAGACATCACCGCAATTAATTACATTCAATCTCGATGTGCTTGCGGGATCGCTGTAATACCCAGTGTTGTTGCGATCATAGAAAATCGGAGACCGCATATCCCCAACAGATTCAACGCGACCGTTGCTTGCCTCAAGCCATACTCGTGCGTTGCCGTCAGCGGCAACGTACATGCCCCATGATCCAGTGAAACCGGGGCCGCTAATGAACGAGGCGTTCGGGTGGGCGTACCCGACACCATACATATTGGAAAGAGTGGTATCCGCTGGGTTGTAACTAGATCCAATCGTGTAGATCGGGTTCGATCTCGCAGAATTGTCTCCAACGTTGTTGTAGGTACCTTGGAAAAACCCGGCAACGCTGGTGGAGCGACCAATAACCCCGCTCATTGTGCCGCCACTCAACGGTAGCGCGTAGCTGCTGTAGTTACCGGCGTGGAGGACTTGGTTGCCGCCCTGCTGCAAACCTTGCGGGAAGTTCGCTACGCCGCTCGTACTGATGTCGATCGCGTTCGTGCCACCACTACCACCGACATCAATGCGAAGTCCGGCGTCGGTAGACTTGATAGAGCTGTAGTTGTAGTTCGTACCGTCTGGCGGCGTGAGATGCAACATCCGCGTTGCGGCGTTGTCCCAGATTTCAATCGTTGAACGCCACGAACCGGAGTACGAGCCAAACGATGCCGGGCTTCCACCGGAGGGGCCGACACGCAATGCGCGAGCCGCCGACCCACTGCTGGTTGTTCCGACGTAAATAGCGCCAGTCAGCGTGCCGCCGCTCAATGGGAGTGCGTAGGAGCTGTAGTTGCCGGCGTGGAGAATCAAATGGTTCGACGTCGTCGCGTAGTTATTTGCGCTTTGCAAATAAGTCCCGCTGTAATTTTCGCCTATCTGAAGTTGTGCGCCGTTCGTGCTGCCTTCCATCGCACGATAGCCGCTGAAATAGATCCGGTTGTTCCCGCCAGTAAAGTACAGTCCTGTTCCGTTGCCAGAAGCCGTCAGATTCCCCGTCAGCGTTCCGCCGCTTAACGGGAGGGCGTAGCTGCTGTAGTTGGCGGAAGTAAGAATAACGCTGCTGTTAACCTGTGCGCCCGCAGCCGCGTTTATAGCTCCGACCCAAGTGCCTGCCGAATTCCAGAGCGGCGCATTGGTCGCGACATTCCACGATGCGGTGCTATTGTTTGATGCGTACCACGAAGCGCCTGCGCTGCCATTAAGCCCAAGTAATGCGTTGTTACTGTCCGCGCTTGCGTGAACCCACGATCCGTTCTGGTAATAGACCCCGGTTCCTAGGTATGTCCAGGAGGTCGAATGGGGAAGAATACTGAAGACGGTCGCATAGTCGCTGCTCTTTAAGGCGATCGCGCTTGAGTTTGACGAACCGGAGACGCTTATCGCCGTCCCTCTAGAGCCAATAGCACTCCCGACATTCAAGCCACCCGTCAGCGTCCCGCCAGTCAGCGGCAACTTCGTGTTGTCTGTGCCAGATACGGTGAGGTCGCCAGTTCCAATGATCGAACTGCCGTTGATCGTCTTGAAGTAGCCGCTGCCGTAGTTGCCAGCATGGAGAACTTGGTTTCCGCTTTGCTGCAAAGCAACGGAGAAGTCTGCCGCGCTTGTGGTGAGCAAGAATCGAGTTGCATTGCCGGTTACGTCATAGATCGCCAGCCCGCCGCTCGCACCGGAAAAAAGCGCGTACTTTCGTCCAGACCCACTGGTCGCGTGAAGGTATAGCGAAGCGGCGTTGCTGTTTGCGATGTAGACAGTGCGCTCAGTTCCAGATATAGAATTGAAGCCACTGCTAATGCCAACGCCAACATCGCCAGTGCTTCTCTTGACGAAAAAAGACGGATCACCGTTTAGCAGCGGCTCAACAACAAACCCGTCGATCAAGCCGTACTGCCGCATGCCGTAATACATGAGATCCGCACCAGCAGAGTCCTGAGCGCGAATGCCCCAGAACTTATCTGATCCTGTTGGGGCGCGAAGCGCGATGAGGGCGATATCAGTGCTGTCGAACTCAACAATCCCGCGACCGCCAGTATGAGCACCGCTGACATGGAATCTTGTGGATGGCGAAACTCCAACACCAAGGTCTCCACTCAGAGTCCCGCCGCTTAACGGGAGGGCGTAGGAGCTATAGTTGCTGCTATCGAGCTGCGTGCGCCACGCAGACCACACGCTGTTGTACGCACGCGTGTAAGTAGTGCCGTCCGAAAAGTGCGTTGCTAGCTGCCCTACAACATTACTTTCGTTACCGTAGGTCAGTACCGCGTAATAGGTATTCGTCGGATTGTTGGCGTTTGGGTCAAAGCGATATGCGCTGCTAACAAAGTTTGTATTCGGGTCGCTTTGAACCGCTGCCCCGCGCAGCATAAATCCGTTGTAAGAGCTTGTGATGTAACCGCTGGGGTTACTGCTGTTATACGGCGTGTAACCAAGCGCCGTTGTGACCATTCCGGACGTAATGCCGGTGATGTATCCACTAGGATTGGTTGCGTTGTATGGCGTGTAGCCCAGAGCGGATGTGACCTGTGCGCCAGTTATGCCGGTCAGGTAGCCGCTGTCGTTCGTGAACGCGCTGACATTGGTCGGCTGCGTGTAGCTGAAGATGCCGGTTGCAGTGCTGTAGCTCAGTGAGCCTGACGCGCCAACAGCAGCTCGCGCACGGGCGTTCGTGAAGTACAGGTTAGTGCTGCCTTCAGGAACTGCATCTGTGCTGCCGGGGGACGAGGTGATCTCAACGTAGGCCGATCCAGACCAGCGATAGGTCTTGACCGTATCGATAGCAATGTAGATCTTGCCGGTCTCACCAGTGGCCGGAAAGGCCGCAAGGTTGGCGTATTCCAGCACGTCGTCCACGTAGGACGGAAGCTGGTTTGACGGAACCTTTCCAGAGCCGTCGAGTGAGGCATACCCATTCGCAACAGCCTTGTTGGCGACGTTCTCAGGCGTGAAGCCCAATGCCGTCGCGATATCTGAGCTGTTGGCCGAAGCGCCCGTCGTCACGCGGCCCTTAGTGTCAACAGTCACCTTGGTGAATGTTCCGGCTGTTACGCCGCTGTTAGCGAGCGTCAGGGTCGTCGAGGAGCCGGTGTTGCCAGTTCCAGTGACATCCCCAGTGAAGGTCAGCGAGCCTGACGGGACATCTCCCCAAGACGGATTGATTCCGTCAGTGGTGAGGTACTTGCCGTTGTTGCTTGTCTGCGACGGCAGGAAACTGTTTTTGACGGCAGAGGACGGCGTGCGGACTTCAGATACGTGTAGGTATTGTGCGTGGTCGTCATCGCCAAGGCCGGACAGGTTGCCGTGATCCTGAACCAAAGCAGCCGCAACGCCGGCAGACTGCAGGCTACGAAGGTCGTAAACCGAAATCGTGCTGGCCTTGATGCTGTTCGTGAAGCCAGTCTTGTACTGGTAGATGACTTTGTAGAGCGGACGGAACTCGACAGAGGGGAACCCATTGAGGCTCAAGCCCTCGAAGGTCATCGCCTCTGCACCGGAAAGCTGGTTCGTCGGAGCCTGACTGATGATCGCAATGACGGGGTAAGTCAGGTTGTTCGTGGCAAGAATCCACGAAACGAAGTATTCGTTGTTCGCAACAGGAGCGGTAGACCAAGTGCCGCCGCTATACAGGTTGTACTGCGGGACTCCTGAGACAACCTTAAAAGGGAAGTTGGTCGGCGAGTCTAAGACCCAAGAAGAGCCACTAAGATAGAGAACAGGAATGAGAGCAGGGCCAGACAGATCCTGCTGCCACGTACCTGCGACAGGCGTATTAGTCGAGACGATATCGACCTGCATGTCTTCGTCGAAGAACGTGCCGCCGCCGATGTCGATTTGCGCATCCGCATCAGTCGCGCCAGTGCCAGTCGTCGTGTACCCGCTCGCGCCAAACCCGTTGGCAATTGCAGCACCGCGAGTACGGTGAAGGTACTCATGAGTCTGCCAATCAAGCGTGATGCCGTGCCGCTCGTCGCCGAAGTAAACCGCCTGCTGAGTGGTCGCATTCCAGTAGATATACGCTGTAGGCGCATGCTCTTCCCAAGTGAAGTAGGTCATCTGCGTCGAGAGAACGCCAGACGCATTGAAGTAAATGAAATGCAGGCCGGTGGTGTTCGGGATGACAACGGTTTGAGCGGACGTATAGGTATGCTTTACGCCCTTGCACCAAACGACAAACGACGCGCTGACAGGGGAGATCGTGAACGTACGAGTCCCCGAGTTGAAGCCGATCGACGACTCGCTCTTATCGGCATGACCGATAGGTTCCCCGCTGGGATCTGTTGCGGGTGCCCATGCAGTACCGTTCCAGACCAGCTTCTCGCCGACATTAGCTGCGGCGGACGAGAAGCTCTGGCCCTGAACCTTGGTAACGATGGGCGCAGTTGGGGTGCCAGAAAGATCTCCACCGATCTCAACCTTGTCCGCATTGAGATTGGTGAAGTTGGCGTCCAGCTCATTGTTGGTGAGTGGACTTCCCTTTCCTGCGCGAGTCGTAAGATTCGACATGCCTTGCCCCTATTAGGAGATCGTTACAGTCCAAGTCACCGCCATGCTGTCGGCTGCGCCTTTGTTCACAACCGCAAACGTAGTGCGGCAAAGCATAGTCCCAGCAGCGCCAGCATTGAACACGCCGGCCTCAGTGATGGGGCCAGTGCCAGTGCCTGCACCGAAGGTCGCGAAGTACGTCACAACAGAGCCGCTCGCCGTGCCGCTCGTAAGCGCAACGCGGCCAAGTTCGTTGCCAAGCGTCGTGTTGCCAACGACAGGGCTGGTTGAGCCTTCGCCGATCGCCATGTGGCTCATAACGGCAGAGGCGGTTCCAACCATGCGCGAAGCGATGAAGTCCTTGCCGACAGTGACGACGAGGTTGTTGAACTCCAGCTCTTCCTTCAAACCGCCGTTCTCGTCGAACAGCCGGATCTGAAGCTTGCCGGTGGCCTTGATGTCTTCTACAAGTTTCATTTACTGAACCTCAGTTTTAGAAAGTGCGTGAAACGCCGACATAGTCTTCGGCGAAATAGGAGATGTCCGCATAGTCGGTCATCCGCAAAGCGCCGGAGTCTGATGTTGATTTAGAGTCGCTAAGACCCTTAAAGAACGATAGGTTCTGGGAGTCGATAGCGTACTCAGTTTCCGAAAAGCTTCTGTTGAAGTTTACGGCATAAGACAGCGAGTCTGAGACATCAAACGAATCAGAAAGAGATTTTCCGATTGTCTGCTGCAGCTCGTCTTCAATGCTGAACCTGTCATCTGCAAGCGCAACATCTGCAAGCAGCTTGCTGAAGAAGCTAGACGTTGTATCTGATGTAGATACAGAATCATCCTTTGCAGCAAAGAATGTGAATACGCTGCTGTCTAGCGTAGAGAAGTCATCGCTCAGCGGCTTCGATAGGTTGTAGCGACTTGTGTCATTAGCCGAAAAGAAGTCAGCCTTCGCAAGCGACATGCTTTTCTGAACCGCATCAGCTGCGGCCTGAAGATCAGACAGCCCCTTGCCGAAGTCCTTCGACTGTATCTGATCGGATACAGCCTGAGAGTCAGTCGATCTCTTGCCGAAGCTGAACCTAGAGGAATCGACGGTCGAGAAGCTGTCGGCGTTGCCCTTAAAGAAGACAAACGTCCGCCTGTCAGACGTCGTTACGATGTCTGCAGGAACCTTCTCGAAGGTAATGAATACGCTATCGACCGTGATCTGAATGTCGTTGACCCAGCGGTCAGGCGGGGTCGGATCTGCGTAGACATTCGCGGCCTGAAGGTTGATGTACCTCAGCTCGCCAACAAGGTTGACGTAGCTCAGCTGTCCCTTCAGCTCTACATATTCAGGGTCTAGCCCAAGTGCTACCCAGTCACTCTGGGCGCGGACGTTCTTGTACGAAACATCCGCCGCAGCTTCGGCTATCTGGATGCTAGGGCTTGGACTCGCAACCTCGAAGATTGCGCGAATCATTAGAAGTCAGCTCTGACCTTCAGCTTCAGAAGGTCGTACACGGTCTGGATGGTGCCGTTGAGGTAAGTGACCTCGACCTCTGCTTCGTAAGTGCCTGCGGTATCGAGCGCACCGGATGACCACTGAAATGCCACACGCCCGTTGGCTGCGTCAGTGACTGACCCAGTGATCGTCGCCTTGATCGCGCTGGAGCCAACAGCGCGGATCTTCAGCCGCACAGTCGCATCAGCCAGATTGATCGGTGCCCACGTAGCCGGGTTTGTCGAGTCCAGCGTCTGGCCGACGGCGGCCTCGTTGCTGTCCTTCAGGTTCATGTACAGGATCGGGAGAGTGTCTCCCTCAACCAGCGGGATAGTAGTGCTGTAGGCCATTAGAGTCTCCGCATCTGGACGGACAAGTCAGACCGCACATGCCCTCGAACGGCTCGCTGACGGGCGGTATTCACGCCGCGACCGAATTGATCCATCGCCGCAACAGCAAGCTGCGGGTTCGTGTACGTCTTTCCCGGTGACATAAACAGCCGCGCTTTGGCACCGTGAGCGATCGTTTCCGCGTAGTCCTCGAACAGGACGTCATCAACGGTGTTCGCGGTTCTGGTCGGCTTGTAGGCAACGCGCATCGTCAGGGCGTTCGCGACCGTGTCTTTCGGGATGGGGAACAGCGAGAAGGTGCGCTCGTCCTTCTGCAGGATGTACTGCGGCTCAGCGCCGTCCGTGCTTGCGCCGACGAAGGTGCGGTTGTACAGCTCAGCCCTGTCAATCTCATCAGGGGCGACGGGCTGAAGCTCCTTGGTCTTGTACCAAGCCTTCATGATCTTGACTACGAGGCTGCCGGTGGGCGGCTCGAAGTCGTAATCCACAACACCCGCAACAACTGTAAGCGGGTCGTGGTCGCGCTGCAGGATCAGGGACTTCTCGCAAAACTCGATAAGCGATGCCTTCAAAGCGAGATCAACGGAGATCTCAGGGCAGCCGGGGACGTCCGGCAGGACGTACGGGTAGAAGCTGGTGAGAGTTGCCATGACTTAACCTCCAGCCTCCACTGTAGCGACCCGCGGGACTGCGCCGCCGACGTTGTTCAAGTTGGGTGAGTTCGTGAGCCGCTTCTTGTTGCCAATGCCGACTAGGTTGGCAAATGCCTGATAGTGCATAACCGCACGCTGGGCATTGCCGGCGAACTCAGCATCCTTGCTCAGGCAGCGGTAGACGATATAGTCCACCAGCGCACTGATGAAGATGTCTTCCTTCTCAAGGACTGAAGAGGAAACGAGGTCGGCAGAGATAAGCTCCGCAGGAGCCTTAGAGTAGACGATGGTCATCTTGTGACCAGAGGCGGCAGGCGGGTAGACGTAGAACGTCTTCGGCTCGCGCTCGTCGTACATGAAGTTCTTGATTGAGGTTGATACCGGCTCCGTGTGCCAGTCAGGCGAATGCGCATCCAGAATCTCGCGCTCGACGATCCTGACTGCGCGGCCAATCACGTTGGCAGAAGTCACGTTGCGGATGGCATCGATCAGCCGTGTTCCGTCTGACGGAATTGTCTGGCGCGTGCCGGCAACAAGGGCGTGGTTCGTCGTCTCCGCGTAGAGATCTGGACGTGCGGCAGCGAGGTCGCGCCGGCCATCGTTCAGATAATTCAGGAGTTCGGTGTCAGTCCAGCGGACTTTACCTACGTCCTGAATCAGATCGCGTACACGATCGAAAAGACTATTGGGCGTTAGTGCCATTAGATTCTCCAGACTTCTTTGACTTTCTCTTCCTTACAGGAACTGTCACCGTCTCAGTATGCTCTTGCGAAACAGTCGCAACAGGCTGTTCCTCAAACAACTCGAACTCTGGATCGTTCGCGAGAACCTTCGAGTACGAGTATACAAACCCTGTCCGCTTGTTTCGTAAAAGCATGCCTTCCTCCTCAAGAAGAGAGGGTGGCCGGGAATCCCCAACCACCCTCCCTGTTACCTACTAGGGATTAGCCCTTGTAGAAGAAGCCCTCGACGAGAGCCTCCGGCTTCACGACCTTGTAGCCGTACACGTTCAGGCCACGGACGATGTTGCCGAACGTAGTCGTGCTACGGAGCGACTCCATCTTCGTGATCTGAGACGCGAACGTGATCGCATCACGGGTACCAGCGAAGCAGCTGAACGCCTTAACGCTGGCGTCCGCACCCTCACCAGTGATGCCAGTCTGCGACGGGAGCAGGTTGCTGACATACAGGGTGAAACGATCGATCATGCCAAGGCGGCCATTACGCAGCGGCGACATGGAATCGTTCGTGATCGAGGCGTCCTTGAGGTCGGACGTCTTGATCTTCGACGCCATCCACGCCGGGATGACGACCCAACGGCCATCTTCCGGAGCGTTCTGCTCGTCCAAGCACTGGCCCATCGCGATCAGGTAGTCGATCACGTTGGTCGAGGTGACCTTACGGGCAGCCTTCGAGCCACCGACCGACACGCCGAGGTTGATGTCGCCAGAGATCGCACCGGCAGTCGCGCCCTCGTTGGCCGCGACCGAAGCGCCAACCAACGCGCCAAGCACGTCGGTGTCCACGGCAATCTTCATCTGCTGAGCAGCGTCGTTCGTGAAGATGTCCATGAGCTTGAGATCCGACTGCACGTCATCCACGTCATCAACGACGACGGAGAAGTACTTGCCCTTGTCGATCAACAACTCAAGAACGTCGTTCGTCGGAACCTGCGCGGCAAGCGTCTGGCCCTTGAGGTAGTTGTTGATAGTGATCGACGGAACCGTGCGGATCTCGACCTTGTCGCCCTGATCCTTGATCTCACCTTCCCAGTCGTTGTTCGTGATATCAGACAACACGGTCGTCTGATAGAACTTGACCTGAAGCTTGCCAGACCAAATCTCAGGGATGAACTTGCCAGTGTAGGCATCAGTGCCCGAACCGGCACCATAGTAGTTACCACTTACTGCGAGAGACATATTGAACTTCCTTTAGTTGACTTCACTGGGCAGGGGCTTATCGAAAGCGTCCTTCTGCCTGAGCAGCGAAGATATCTTGCTCAATCCTCCGCGCATCTTCCTGTGTGATCTTTCCACGGCGCAGTTCGTCGTAAAAACGAGCGACTTCTGCATTCGTGTAAAGCTTCTTTCCTTGCGGGGGTGCGGTCTTGCCAGTTGTCTTAGGCGTGACCTGATCCGCAAGGTTAGGCTTTTGCGCAGGAGGTTCCTTTTTCTCAAGGCCATCGTTATAGGAGTTGAAGAAGTTGGCGACACGCCAAGCGTCTAACTTTGCATAAGCGTCGTCGAACAGAGACTGGCGCTGCTGACCGGTGTAGGGATCAAGCTCCCCAAGCCAGTCAAGAAACTCCTTGTCCGTATTCAGCGACTCCCATGTTGGGGAGAGGCCGACAAGCTCTTCAAAGAACCGCTTTCGCTCCAGCTGGGAGTTTGTCTTGCGAAGCTCCTCGACCGTTGAACGCAGCTCGCTGACATCGTTAGGTACAACCTCTTTGGCTGCACGCTTCACGAAGTCGACGAACTTCTCACCGTACTCAGCAACTTCTTCAGGCTTGACGAGAGTGTCAACCTGTTTGGCTGGTTCCGGCTTTGCTTCTGCAGACTTCTTGAGTTCCGCGATCTCTGCTTTCAGAGAACGGATCTCAGCCGCATAGCGTGGGACTTCAGCTGAGTACTTGTTCGCGAGAACTTTGTACCGCTGCTCCCAACTTTTATCGTTCGGATCTGCATCAGGGAACTTGGGCTTGGGCTGACTCTCGTCGTTTTCCTTCTTGACTTCGGCTGGTGCCTCGTCAATGGGAGCGGCTTGATCAGTAACCGGTTCCGTGACTGGAGCTTCTGCAGTTTCCTGCGGAGGCGGATCTTTGTTTTCGGGAGCCGGCGTGCCGGTGTTCCCATAGACCTTGTTGTACATCTCATCTGCAAGTTGCGCTTGCTTTTCAGCATTCCTATTAACGCGAGCCATTTAACACTCCATGAGCCAACCTTCGCGCAAGAGAGCCTATCGGTGTTCTCTGCCTACGATCTGGTATTCAGGCTGTTACTAACAATCCGGATTCCTCCGGTTCCGGTGCGCTAGGGTTTCCTAGCACACATCTGCACGACATCACGCAATGCTTGGCAGTAGCCTTGCAGCTTGTGAGACTGGAGCGCCACCGTAGCGTCTTCCAGTTCAACAAGCCGCGCATCGCGCAATCCCGTTAGATGCGAAACGAAAAGCTGAAAGTCTGAGTCGGCACTCAGACGGTTCAGCGCCTCTCTAGTTCTTTGATCCATTAGAAGCTGGGCGTGCCCTTCTTGAAGGACTGACGCTGCCAGCCAAAGCGGTCGTACTGCTTCGGCATCTCGCCGATCATGCCGCCGTTAGCAAATCCACGGACTTCTTCATCCTGCGGGTTTTGCATTGACACAGCATCTCCAGCGGCAGCGCCTTCCGCCATCGCGGTCTTGGCGACAGCAGCAGGCTGGTTTGCGCTGTCATCCTTCTTCTTTCCAAGGATGGCCTGCATCATTTCGCGGTCTTCCTTCCGCTCAGCCTTGGCTTCCTGCTGCTGCTTGTATCCAACGTAGCCGCCAAGCAAGCCTGCGGCGAAATTTCCTACTTTGCTCATTGCATCATTCCTTGGGGTGGGAGTTGTTCGGGCTGGGCGGGTTGCGGTTGCTGCTGAGCAGCCATCTCACTCAGCATCTTCTGAGCTTCCATGACCTTCTCAGGGTCAGGGATGATCTTGTCGATATCCATGTTCAGAGCCTTGGCCGCCTCGCGGAGCAGCATTGCGCGTCCGCTTGGCCCCATGATCTGAATGTCTACCGGGTTGGATGTCAGCTGCAGGAATTCGTTCCGGCGCTGCTGGACAGACTCCTTGAGCAGCGTGCCGACAACTCCGGCAGGGACGATCTGCATATCGCCCTTAATCGAATGGTCGTCGTCGTAGATCATCAAGTGATCGTACAAGCGATGAATGACATCAGTGGTCGCAGCATCGAGCGATAGGATAGCCTGCTTAATTCCTTTCGCGGCATTCTCCATCAGCATCGAAAGGCCAGACGCAGTGCGTCCTGCACCAGACGCCTGACCGCTTCCGTAGATGTAGTTCGGCACGCCAGTCACTTCGTCAGCGATGCGCTGGAAGTACTGGTACACCGCAAGCAATGCATCCGCATTCATGCTGGGCTGGTAGAAGCGAACAGCCGGCTGACCGCCACCGGTTCGGTCTGACGTCGTCTGCCAGATCTTCCACGGGTACATCTTGGTCAGGTCTTCGCCGTCAGGCAGGCGGTCGACAGAGATCTCGACCTGCGGCCCGGAGGCAATGCCCATGTTGTTCGCCAGCGCACGAGCGGCGGCATTACACACAGTCTGGATGTCGGTCATCATCTCAGGCAGGGCCAGACCCCAGAACGCGCCGGGGATCGACTCCCAAGACGCCTTCGAGTACGGGCGACGGTCAAGCGGGTCAGGATTCCTGACGCACTTGATCACATAGCTGCCGACCATCCACACGTTGACTTCATATTCGCGGTGATCTTCAACATCGGACATGCCCCACTCGCGGAGCATGTAGCCGGAGACAGACCCCCAGAACTCCACGCCCTCGATCAGCTCAGTGCCGACCAGCGTGTTGTTGCGACCTTCGAGCAGGTTGCGCTCAGTGTCTGACTGCACCAGCTCGCGAAGTCCTGAGCGGCCATACAGGCGCAGGACTTCATCAATGGCACCCTGATCGAACGAAGGAGTACTACGCAGCACTTCGATGTCCGCACGAGTCATCTGATGGCGATGGATCAGGTAGCCGTCTTGGCAGGTTGTCGCGTTCGGCGAGGGGAAGATGTCGTAGGGCGAGACGCGCTCGAAGTCCTCGACGATCGTCTCCTCGACCTTGGGCGTCCAGTTGGAACCCCACTTCATGACCTTCTTCGTACGAATCATCGGGCCTTTGATGAAGGCGCACGGGAACGTAACGAAGTCGTAGATGATCTCGCTGAGCGTGCTGTCGAACTTGGCGTCCTGCATCTTGTCGAGGATGCGGCGCTCCATCTTCATCGAAGCGTCCTTGGCATGTTCCATCAGGCGCTTCTTCACTTCCGCATGGATCTCTTCCATGCGCTTCTCGATGCTCTGCGGGTTCACGCCAATGCCGGCGCTCTGAACCTGATCGGCCTCGATAGTGACGGCCTCGATGATCTCGTTACGTAGGACATCCGGAACTTCAGGCTCAGCAGTGGGCTTGAGGCTCCACGACTTCTCGCCAGTCGAAAGCATGACGTCCTTGATCCAGCTCTCAGCAGCACGGCACTTGATATCCGTGAGCATCATGAAAATATCTGAGCCGCCAGTGTCGCGGATCATTGCGAGCTTGTCAGGATCGTAAACGCCACGGCGCTGACGCTCTGCGCGGAGCAAGCGCTCCGTCACGTCAGACTTCGCGGTCTTTGCTTCCTCATAGCAACGACGGACGTAGGCTGAAAGCGACAACACGACCGGCTCCTCAAGGATGACCGAGTCCTCTTGCGCTTTTTGTAACTTGACCGATTTAAGTGCCATGTTTTATACCCAACCGCCTGTGCTTGCTTCTCTGATAGGTTTGCGTCGAACGGGGTTCATCTCGTGCCTCATGTGCAGACACCCGTATTGCAGGGCGTCGTGAACGTGAGAAAACTTGTCCTTAACCGGACGATCCTTGAACTTCGTTGTGCCTGACGCACGAATGCGCTCGTACCGATAGCCGCCATTGAATCCTTTTCTCAGCATCTTGCAGTCAGGGCCAAGGATAAACCCCGGCCCACTGGAAGAGAGACGCTGAAGAAAAAAGGCCACGCTTTCGCGTCTGGCCAAAAACTCGTTTGTCGGCGCTGGTTCGCAGATCAGTCCCATTGAGAGAAGCTCCTGCATGCAGGTCTTCTCGTCAGTCTGTGCGCGAATGTTTCCCGCCGGATCACCCACAGCCTCGATCCGATGGCGAGAGTACTTCTGAAGAATGAAAGGCCTGACAACTTCTGAGTAGAACTGGCGGATGCCCATGTCCTCAGAGACTAGCTCATCAAGGATGAGAAGCTGTCCCTTTGGAGACATCTGCAAGAACACACATGCGGGGGTCAAGCCAAAGTCAAACGACAGGATTACCGGCATACCATCGACCGGCATAAGCGAATTGCTACTAAAGTGATCCTTGTCGTTCCACTCCGGATAGACGGGCTTACCGTCCATCGTAGTGCCGTAATCCCCAAGCAGGAAGACCTTGATCCAGTCTTCGGTTTTGCCAGCCACCTGATTCAGGTAGTACTGGTAACCAAGGCTATGGTTCTGGATGTTCTCCGCTCTTGGGTTTGGGATGTACTCCATGTGGGTATCGGACTTTTCGTCCAGATCCTGCATGAGGCCTCCCGGCTGGCGGAAGAATTTGTAGCCCTTCGGCCTGTCTTCTTCTGCCAGCTTATACCACCAAGAATCATCGTCCGGTGGGTTGGTATCCATGATCACGCCAGTCCATGACGGGCCGCCGACGCGCTTGGACGGGTAACGACCAATACGCTGCGTACACATGTCGAGGACTGACTTGTCCATCTCAGAGGCTTCGTTGATCCACGCGCCTGTGAGTTCGAGCGACCGAAGCTTGTTCACGTCTTCAGGTCTGTCGATAGCGATGAAGAGAACTTCGATCTCAACCCCAGTGCCGTCACCGATGTTGTCGATGGCGATCGTTGAGGTGATCGGCGTATCCCACTTCATCACAGCAATATCCTTCATCCAGTCCATCCACGTTTTGATCGTGGTCGACTTGAGTTCAGGATACGTGTTACGCAGCGCAGCCCATCGTGAGCGGCGGATCTTGTCCGGCCCCGGTTGCTGTTGCACGCCGCGGATGAGGATCTCGTAGCAGCATGCGGTGGACTTGCCAGAGCCTACTGGCCCCATAAGGCCGCGTACGAATGAGCCATCCAGATGGAAGGACTCACACGCCGGCCCCGGCGGGTAGTACTGGACTTCCATTACCAGAGTACTTTTCGTGCCCAGTAATTCGCTGAGAACTTGTCGTCCTTGGTCAGGTTGCCAGACTTGTCGCGGATGCCGGCAGAGCGTGCGCGGTAATTATCCCGTCGCTTCTCACTGCCGTGCTGCGTGTAGTCCTGCATGCCACGAAGGCCAAAGCGAACAAGCTTCACGTCCTCGCCTTTCTTGGCAAGAACCATCTTCTTCTCTTTGGCTCCAGACGGAGCATTGATCGGCTTATTGAATCCGGGGAACTTGTGGCCCCGATAAACAATCTTGCCATCCTCTCTTTTCACATCGCTGGCTTTCATAAGTGCCTCCTTATTAAAGCGTTACCCAAGGCCAAGTGCTTGCTTCAAGGGCTGGTTGTTGGAAGCATAAGCTAACCAAGCAAGCATCCCGTAAACTCCGCCTACGAAAATAATCAGTGACACGACAACAGCAAGAATAACTTCGTTCCTTTCGTCTTTCTTACGCTTCTCTCGAACGATCCTTAGCTGCTCTTGCTTGATCTTCTCATTCTGCTCTTTGCGTGCGCGGTCGTATTCTGCACGCTCAGACTGGGACATAGACCAGTACATAGCATGCTCTTCTTCGCGCTGCTTCTCGCGGATGAGAGCTGCTTTCATTGCAGCAGTCGCGGCGCTTGTCTTTGTGTTGTAGTCGATTACAGCCGAATTGACTTCGCGGGTTGTAACGACTTTCGTAACACGATCTTTTGTGAGCTGCGGCTTCAGCGCTGCTTCGTCGCGCTTCTTCTGCCTTACGGCAGCTTCTTTCGCGGCAATAGCACGGGCGTCTTCAACAAGACCATAGGTCTCGTTCATCAAGCCACGAGCAGACTCCACCGTAGTCTTCGCAGCGGAGAGGGGGTTCGATACGGCGTTGGCCGCCTCTGCGATCTTATCTAGCTTGGACATGAGAGGTACAAAGCCTGTTCGTCTCTGCGCCTCTTCAGAAGTCCCGGTAACACACGACCACCGCCTTTAGTCCATTTCATGAACTCTTCAGCGGCCCCCTCAAAGTCCCCACGATTGTTCTTCATGCGAAGCCCACTTCGCTGAAGATTGCCTAATCCTACATTGAATGCAAAAGAGACAAGACTTTCAAACCGTCCTTGATTGCTAAGAGAGTTAGGGCAAAGACGGGCCACTCCACGCTCAAAACGCATAAGGTCTTGAGAGAGGAGATCGTCCACTTCAGCAGCACTCCAGACACGATTGTCCTCCGGCAGTAAGGAAAATTCCTTACGCAGAATCATTGCGGCGTTCTCCGGCGTTCTGAGCATCGGAAGCTTAGTCTGCTGCGGATACAAGAGATGGCCAACGCCGACAGTCCACAAGTGCGCGGGGCATAGGTACGGTCTGTACTTTACGCCCTCGTGGTGCTTGATGACTTTAATTGCGGCTGGGCCGATCTTCATTGCCAGTCCTTCCAGACTTCTTCAGAGATCTCAGAGTCGGAATCCTCGAAGTATGGCAGCAGCCATATCAGAAGGAGGAGGTGCATCGTTACTTCTTGGAGAAAGCTTGCGTGCCGAACCAGAATGCAATCACGCTAGACCAGATGATCTGGGTGTCTTCGTCCCACATGTAGTCGAGCATGATCTGGAAGTCAGTGCCCATACGCCATGCGTACACAAAGCCAGCGATGTCAACGAACACGAGCAGCAAGAACATCCCGTAAGTAATCACGGGTCGAACACTCGCACGCAGGTTGATCACCCACTGCGAGGCTCCCTTGCCGATCTCCATGTCGTGCTGGTAAAGCGCACTGCGCTCTTCCATCGCAGTCTGAAGAGAGACTTGCTCAAGCTTGATCTCCTCGACCTTTGCCTGAGCAAGATACCCGCGCTCGACAAGCGCAAGCTCTTTCTCTTTCTGAGCGTTCATCATCGCAAGCTCGTGCTTCTTGTCCTGACGATCTTGGAAAATGGACAGCAACTTCGGAAGGCCGCCGGCCAAGAACGAAGTCAGCGTAGAAATCAGAGTCATCATTTGCTTGCCCTCACTACATCTTCGCCTTTGGTGACGGTCACATGATCGCCTTCCACGTCAACACGCATTGGCATCTCTTTGCGATCCAGCTTATCAAGCTTCGATATCAGCTCTTTGATAACGCCAAATTCAGGCTTCTCTTCTTTTTCATTCGCGCCTGCAATCCCATTCAGCATTGAAATCAATGCGGTAAGGGAAGCGCCAAGAAGTCCCATTACGGCGGCGATCTTGTCGGAGTCCAATGCAAGGCTAGATACAACTCCGATCACAACAATGACCGTTATGTATTTCAGGCCATCCTTTCCAATAGCCTTGCCTGCCACATCTTTTGCAGAAGAGCCAGCTTCAAGGCGATTCAGTTCTGCCTGAACCTTTGCCTTGAACATTTCAATTTCGCTTGCCTCGCTCATGATTGCCTCACTTGTCTGCCTTGTTCTCTAGCCGGTCGAAGATCTTTTCTAACATGCCTTTCAATTCACGGATGTCTTCGCGGTAGTCATCTTTAGCGACGTAGTGCCTTGGGATATCCTCCCTCAGCTTTGCAACATCCGTTTTAAGATCACTCACCGCAGACCAGAGTTCTCTAGCGAACCATCCCAAGCCTGTTGCTGACAGGCCAAGGACTACGTTAAAGACAGCTTGAAGTTCCATTATTTCTTCTTCCGCAAGAAGTTAAGGTAGTTGACTCCTTCCTCCGGTTCCCAGAAGACCTTGATCAGGTCTGGGTGCGAATTCGGAAGGGATGGGTTGATCACAGTCAGCGCACAAGGACTGAGCGTATTGTCCCTGAAGCCGCGCTCCTTTGCGAAACGGTCGTAGATCTTGTAGCTCGAAACCTTCAGTGCATGCATCGTGATCCCGCTGATGGGGTCTTTCAGCACTGAGTACGCCGACTCGTGTTTATGTCCGGCGACGTACAGGTGATCTCGCGTGCCCATGATCGCGGCCTTCATCGGCCCGTGGGCAGGATTCCATATCGAGGAGCCGACATGATCGTGGCGTGCGTTCACACGCACCTCTTGCCCATTTGGAAACCTCAAGGCTATGCGTGCCTCTGAGGATTTGTACAAGGCGTTTTGCTGCTTTGCGATCCACTTCAGCGGGTCTCCAGCGCCAGACCACAGGTCGTGGTTTCCTCCAATCATGTACAGCCAGTCGCAGCGTCCGACGAACCATTCCGCCAGACGCCATGCCTGCGCCGCTGACGTAGCCTGCTCGCCGTACAACCGGGCCAACCGGCCCGTCCAGTTGTTCAGGGTGTCGCCCACGTTGCAGGCAAACAACCCCGGCGTGTCCGACACCAGCTTGGTGTGGCGCTCCAAGGCGGCAATGTCCGTGCCGTCGTCGTCGACGTGCGGGTCACCGAAGTGCAGGAGGCCTACCGCGCCATCGATCTTGATCTTGACCGGGATGAGCTTGGCCGCCTCTTCATGGCTCTTCTTGGCAGCGAACTGCTGCTTGCGGATCTTGACCAGCTCCTCCACGGAGACGTCGTCATCCGGAAGCTCCTTGATCTCGAACTGCTGCTTTTTGTCCGCGAAGTAACGGGTCTGAGAACCGATCGGGTAAGACGTGTCAGGGATGTTCACCCCCATCGCCTTCAGCCTGCCCACATGCATGAGCAGGTTCCTGACAGAGATCCCCAGCTCAAGAGCAGTCTCAGATCTCACATACCGGTTGCGCTCAAGAGAAGCCAACAGCTCCTCATCACTAAATTTTCTAACCATGCCTCATTTGCCCTTTTTGTTGTTCGGATACACAGCTGTCTTAACAGCCTGATGGAACAGTCCTGCGACCATGTCCACCAGCTCCTCATCGTCAGACAGCTTCGTCCTGCCGATCGTGTGAAGGATGCAATGCACCAGCTCGTGGAAGTACGTGTGTTCCATCAGCTGCTGGCTAGTCTTCAGTAGCTTGATGCTGTGCCGGGAGGGGTCATACAGACCAACCGCCCCCTCGTGCTGCCACTCCTCTTCACTGAGGATCTCGACAGTCACGGTACACCCCATGATCGAAAACTCTTTCGGAATCATGCGAACCCCCTAGTAAGTGCGGGTTACGACATCCCGCGTCACTACCGTCAGGGGAGGCGACCTGACTTTGGGCGATGAGGAGGGTGCCCAGTGACCGATTGGGTACATCGACCGCCTAAAGGGCAGCCGCAAAAAAATTTTGTAGCCGGCCAACATAGCCCCCCGGCCTGCAGCTCAGTGGCCAGCAGGGGGTCACGACCGGAGTCGACCAGTGCGTGTGAGCGGCCAACCCAGTGCGTGTGAGTAGGTATGTGTGGTGGAACCAAAGCCACCCCCCGTCGCGCTCGATGGGCCGCTGGCGGGGGCCGGATGCCGCCGCTGGACGGCAGGCCGGAGGGGGGTCTGCCATGCCATTAAAGGAGTGCGCGATCCGCTATTAGGCCGCCTCCGCCCCGTCTGGGAGCGCCTCAACAGCAGGGGTAGCGTCGATGGTGATCCCACCCCCACCCCTGTCCATGAGGGGCAGTCCGATCTTGAACGTGACGGCGGTCTGCGCCTTGGGTGCCTGCACCTCCCCCCAGCGGCCCGGTCGCAACTTGGCGGCAATCCACTTGCGTGTGTCGATCCGCAGTCGGGCGGCCTGTACGGCCTCGATGCTGCCCCCGTTGGCGGCCACCTCGTCGGCGATGTCGCACATCTCGTCGGCCAGACTGTCGGCACGATCCTCGTGTGCGCGTGCGTAGCGTTGCTGGAAGTCGGGGCGCTCCCGCATCCACCGGTACACCGTCTGGGCTTCCATCCCGTGGATCTTGCAGAAACTGCGCAGGCTGTTCCCCTGTGCGATCCATGTGCAGAGTTCGTCTGCCCTCTCGTCTGTGTAGGAACTGGGTCTCCCCATGATTCCCTTCTGTCTGGACTCCTGCAGTGCCTTGAAGGCTGCCTGCTCTCTCTCCCGCTCTGTGGCGAGTTCCTGCTGCTGGATCGCGTCCTTCCGCTCCCTTGCGGCGCGGCGTTTTTCCTCACGCTTGCTCTCGCTGTTCACTGCCTCTCCCTCGCTCACTTCTTGCCGCGCTTCGCTGTCTTAGAGGCCTTCCGGAAGTCTGCGGCACTGGGTGCGCCCTTTGATCCCGGCTTGCGCATCGATTCCCCGCTCCCTGCGGCGATGCGGCGGCGCTTTTTCCAAATGTTCTCGTACAGTCCGGGCATCAGCGCTTGCCGTAGTCCTGCTTGCCGCGGTATCCACCGCAGCCGCTGCCGACCATGCCGCCGTGCTTCATGCCGTACTCAGCGGCCTCTTCGGCCACAACAGCCTTGCTCGCACCGCCACGCTTCAGCGCTCGCATTTCGCTGCGCCCGTGCTTGGAACCGTGCTTCTTGCCGTGCATTTTGCCCTTCATCATCTCGAAACTCCTATTTTCGTAGGGGAAATCACTTATTTCGACATTTGTCAGAAACAAGTGTTGACAACAACTGTGGAACTGTTCAGGATACGCACCACTGGCCTCCCAGACGGGCCACCCAAACAAAGGTTCTGGTGCCGGATGAGCGCAAGCAGCCCGGCGGCTCCCTGAGACGGAGTCCGGCCTAAAGCATCGGTGAAGCCGTAGGGTTGAAGGCAATGACCTGCAAGTACAGCAGCCGCCCGAAAGTCTGACGATGCCCAACGAACCGGAGAATCAATCTCGCGACTGAGTAGAGCGCCCTCGCTTAGGACGCTGCACTGAGTCACAACTGTTAACAACAACTGGAGATGAACATGAACTACGCCAACCACTACGGCTACAGCGACGTGAACCCTTTCGAGATCGTGCGGCGCGTGAGCGACAAGACGCTCGAAATACGCGCCATGAAGGCTGAGCGCGACCCCTCGTGGAAGCCTGACTTTGTCCCCGGCGGCTTCTTCGGCACGGTGGTCAACCAGAGCAGCCAGCAGTGGCTGATCAAGAGCGACCCGGACGGTCGCGTTGTCCGCATCCGCCTTGGCAAGCACGGCTGGAAGGATGCCGCGAAGCGGCGCTATGGCCTGTCCGACGAGCCGGTCAAGTTCTACGACTACAACTTCTGACCTTGAGGCTAGTTGATGCCTGAAAGGTAGGAAACAAAGCCTTCGCGCCGTGGAGTAACAACCGGACAACAAACTCCGGTTGCCACGGCGGAATGTTTCGGGAAGTGCAATCCCACCTACTTTTTACTTCAGGTCGAAACCGGCGTGAGCCGGTCTGGCAGTGATGCTGCCACTGACGAGACCAACAACATCAACACAACTGTGAGGCTATATGCAGATCGTCGACCAACTGGGTGCGCTCAACGCACAAATCTCCGCCCTCAACCAGCAGGCTGAGGCCATCAAGAAAATCCTGCGCGACTCTGGCGCTGGCGAGTACCGCGGCGAGGTCTTCCGCGCCGTCGTGTCGGAGCGGTCATCGAGCCGCATCGATTCGACCAAGGTGCGCAAGATTCTGACCGACGAGCAACTCGCCGAAGTCGTGTCGGAAGTGCGCTCCACCAGCGTCTCGCTGTTCGACCTGTGAGGTGATCGATGGACGCATTCCTGTTCTACGCGCCACGCATGGCGCTCGCACTGGCCGTGTTCGCACTGGCCGGATACATCGCTTTCGGTTGGCTGGACGAGGAGGATTCGAAATGAAACACGAAAACGAAGAAGTCGATCGGATTGTCGAGCGACTGTTCAAGTACATCGAGCAGGCATCGAAAGATGGCTACGTGGTGTCTGAATCCTGCGTTCGATCGCAGATCACCTACGTGTACCAACTTGGCCACTTCGATGGCCGGATCAAGGGCATCAAGGAGATGGCCCGATAGACCGAAACAGGCTCGCCGTGAGGCGTCCCTGTCGCAGCGTGATGCGCTGCCTGACGAGGTCAGACAATCAACAACAACTGTGAGGCTCCCATGATCAACCAAATGTCCAAGTCCCAACTCGTCGAGTTGGTTCGCCGGGTGTCCGGTTCCGCTGGCGACTACGCTCGCAAGTCCAAGCAGGACTTCATCGAGCAAGTGGCCGCTCTGCCGCAGGAGAAGGTCGCTGAGGCGATTTCCTCGATGGGCCTGATCTCAG